CCTATCCTTTGTGCTATATCCCCTGTTACTTTCGACCAGTCTGTTGGGGCTCCTCTTCTTACGTATCCTGCGTATTCCATTTATCTTTTTTTATTAAGGGTAATTATTGCCTCCTAGCCATGAACCTGAACCTATATTCATTGAAGGAGCCGTATAAGGGTTTTGAAATGACAGTTGAGAACCCCCAAAAGGACCATACTGTGGAGCATAAGGGGTTTGAAAAGGGTTAGTTGTAGGGTCCCAAAGAGTATGAAGATTAGCTGGCGAAGGACCTTGGGGTGGATTATATAAAGAATAAGGCCCCATATATCCTAAAGTATTTTCAGCGGTTGGTGGTGGCGCCAACATAGGCATCTCATCGCCTCCCATCGGTTGAAGTGGCGCTATTGCTCCTACGCCTGTTTCATTAACTACCCGTTGCTTTGCTAAACCTTCGGCTTTTCTTTGTTGTCTACTACCCATTCCTTTATCCTTCCCATATAATGGCGCATATTTTAATCCCAGCTCTGCCGCCGTTCCTAAGCCGCCAATAATGCTTTGTATGCCTGCCTGCTGTTGACGAGCGCCTTCTGCTGCCGCCTGACCCGCGCCCTGTAAGCGCATAAAGTTTAATTGAGCTTGTCTTCCGATAGCTTGATTCTCTATATTTTGGGCTTGTCGTGCTCTCTCCAGATTTCTAGCGTACTCCATCTTTTCAAGCTGGGAAGCTAAAGCAAGATCTTGTTGCCCCTGCTGTCTCTCTAATCGTGTTAATCCCCCAAGGACACCTTCAGCTCCTGCTGATTGTAGTGCCGCTACTCCTGTAGCGTATCGCTGCGCTTGTGCTTCCTTGGCTAAATCAAAACCTCGCATCGGGATTGCGACTCCCTCCATTAGGTTTTTTGCCCGCAAATTTTCTATTTCAGAAGCATATTTGGCTGATGCCTTTTCGGCCTCTCTTTGTTTCTCCTTTCCACCCAAGGTTTGAACCATCCCTCCTATTGTTGAAGTTAATCCTAAACCTGCTGCTAATGCTGCGTTTATTGCCATATTCTATAATTTAAAACCCGTTAATGCAAAGATAATAAATCTTAGGGATAACTTTTGAACACCTCCGATGTGATGGCAAACAATTCCACCGCCGTAGTTTTTGTGTTCGTTAAGTTAACCTGCATATAATATCCTCGCGCACCATAAGACTCTGCTACCGCATCTTTAAGGTACATAATAAAATCCGTAACCACAGGGGTAGCAGACGAAGTGTTTATTGTTATTGATGTTGACGTATGAGAGCTTATAGTCCCTATCTCCGTAATCGCTGAAGCACCACCAATATAAGCTACGTCGCCATCGCTGATAATGTTGCCAATATCAAAACCAAAAGTTATTGTTATCACGCCAGGAGCTGTTCCCGCAACATTAGATGGTACTCCTATTCCTTGTGCCGACATTAAATCTAAATCTTTATTGCCCGACTCTCTACGTATATATCCGTAGTAGTCGCCCTCCTTTAATTGGAAGTAGGTAGAGTCGATATTGCCACTGCCGAAGTCTGTGGTTATCGCTGCCGTCCATGCGTCATTACCCTCAAGCCCAATGGTCTTAAACATCTTAGCATCAAGAGGATGATCATTAAATACCGTCTGTATCGTAGAATTATATTGCGCCCCATAGAAATTATTCCTTGCCACCACGCTGTCTCTATGCCTCCACAAATCTCCTCCACTCATAGAGTAGAAGTTTGTGTTCATGCCTATCATCCACTCAGGAGTATAGGAAAAGAATGATGTCCATCCTCGTAGCCGTGGCGAATATGTTAATGTTGCTGCTGGCATTAGTTTATTTTAGACCAGTTTGTGTCGGTGGCTATGCTGGTGTGTTTCATATATATACTTTCTGTTGTTGTGCCACCAATTATTATATCTCCTGGATTACCAAAGTATCCTCCTCCTGTTGTAGGGTCGGTCCCCGATAAGACCTTTGTAGTTGGTCCATAAAATGTAGGAAATAAATCTAACCATTGTGTTGGCGTCCCTGAAGATTCACTCGCCACATCCCATGTTACGCTTTCGTCATATAAGAATGCGTGTTTGTAAGCAGGAGTGTGAGTCATAGAGTCTATTCTCATTAATAGCGCTCCCTTAGCATCTTGCCACCGCGCCGCCGTAGCACTGCCGATGCCTGTACAAGCCCAATCTCTAAATTGTAGCCTTACACTTCCTTTAGTTGAACCAACAGAATATTTTATTCTAAAAGGCTGATATGGTTTATTACTAGCGCCTCCAGAAGTTATTTTACTACCAATAAACGCCATTGTTAAATCTGTTGCTTGGTCTTGAATGTCGATGACATATCCTGCGGGACTAGCAAAGTTGGTACTACCAACTAAATTAGAAAAAGTACAGTTTTGAAAAGAGGTAAATGTTGTTAATGCTGAATTGAATATCAACATATTAGTAGTGTCGTCGGCACTACCTCCCGTTGCTGATAGGTTTTTAGAACTACCATTAAATATGACATCTTTTACGCTGAACTTAGCACCAACAAAAGTGACCGTGAAATTGCTCGCTGTTGCATTAATATAATTATTGCCTCCCCACAACTCTATTCCGGCACCAAAATCTAATGATATATTTCCTGTCAGTGTTATGTCTCCACCAAGCTTTACTATCCCCCCGGTGCCCGAAGCATTAAGAGACGCAAATGCTGCCGTTAATTCCGCCTCATCAGTAGCATATTTTACTATTGGCTCGGCATTGTCTTCCCATGTCATTGTTCCCGTAGTTGTTGACGCCAGCACCTGCCCTGTAGATGTAGGGTATGCACTCGGTAACGTATAGGTAAGATTTGAACCCATTCCCGTAGGAGACTTCAAAGCATTATAGTTAGCAGTGTTACTTCCAAGCCTAAGCTCGTTGTTGGTATTTATAAGTAGCGGCGATACTAAAGTCATAATAGAACCGTCATAGGTTAGGTTCGCCGAATAGTCAAAGTCTGTTGCTCCAGTATTGACATATGGCACTTGGTATTGTGTCGCCCCCACTGTTGGTATTGCTAAGTCATTATTGAGGTTAGTCAGTAGGTTAGAATATGTCAGAGATCGACTTCCATAGCTTCCACCTAAGTCTTCAGAAATGTCCATTAAATCCCCACTCTGTAGGGTTGTCATTGAAGTATATTGCGAAATTTTAGTCATAATACAAATTTAATATTTTTATTCTAATGTTTTATCGGAGCCTCCCTCTGTTGTTTTATCAGTGTCAGGAGCAAACCCTCCTAAGCCTGCCTCCGTTACTTTCTTCGTGCCAGCGATACACTCATAAGTGTCTATCACTCTACCATCGCGGGCAATCTTAATAGCGACATTGTTATCCATTAAGTACCACTTATCCTGACCATTGAAAGGAATGTAGTTTGTTGCTCCCGTAGCATTTAATACTGGCGGAGATTCAAGAAGCCTATCGTCATCTTCAGCAAGAACAAATACCCTATCGTTTAATTGTGGATATGCTGAATCTCCATCTTGATAGAAATAGCTGTATTCCGCTGTTAAAGCACACGCCGCATTAGAACTATCCTGAGGATGACCACCATCCATGTTGAATTTAAATAATCCTTCGGGGCTGACAGAAATTATTACTATCGTTTCTACACTCGTGCCGAAACAGTTTGTTGCCGTTAGCCTAAGCTGATAATCTCCAGACTCTGTAGGGCTTCCCGATAAAACGCCGTTATCGAAACTCATGCCGTTTGGTAAGATATCTTCAAGGCATACCCCCGTAAGCGTAAACGTGGCATCGCTGGATCCCGATAGCTGCGTTACCGTAGCATCGGAAAAACATTCGGTAGTAGTATTGCCAGATCCCACCGTTACCACTTTTGCTTCAGCAACTTTACAGTGCGTCCCCGAAAATACTGCTCCTCGTGTGCCGCCAAACAAACTATATTCCTTGCACGTACTTACTAAAGCCCACGATGTTGGATTGTTGGTGGCCTCAATAGTGTAGGAAATATCAGTATTTTCTATTAGCGTTATTGTTGTTGTGCTAATAACTGGTATGGCTACTTCAGCACATGAGCATCCTCCAGTCTGAACAACCATACCAGCATTATTTACTACTATCCATGTGTTTGAAGGACCAGAGCTACCTAAAGCATAATATAGCGACTGCCCTTCAAGCTTTGTTGTTCCTGCCGCATCCGTATATATTGTATATCCCGCCTCAGGAACTGCATTAACACCATCGTGATAATATGTTGTCGCCGCCGTATCAGAACAAACTGCTGACTCTGTTTCTCTACCTGTCGTAAATATTGAAAACGCCGTAAGTGATGGCGCTACTGAACTAGCACACCACCCATCTTCAGTAGCTAATGGCGCATATACCGTCAGCTCTCCCTTAGTTATTGATTCTGAATGCTTTAAGAACGACTCCGTACCAACACCATTATTTACTGTTCCCGTATATGGCGATACTAAGTTAATGTCTGCTTCTGCTACTCCCGCCGCAATAAGGTCGTTATAGTTCGCCGTGCTGTTAAGACCAACATATCCCGTATCAAATATTGTTACATTGTTGTATTTAAACACAAACCTATTAGGAGTGTTTCTTGCATCATAGCTTAGAGATGCCTGCCCTATGTTGGTGCCGTAGTCCATATCGACACATGAGGTTCCCACCTGAGCTTCCGAGCATCCCGTTGTTCCGGCAGGAATGTTATCGGTATAATCCCATAGCAAGTATAAGTATTTCTCATCTGATGGTCTGCTATATACAAAGTCAGCCTCATATGCTTGAGAGGAGGCATTATATGTTGGTGCTATCGGCGTTGCCGCAGACTTCAATGATGCCGTATCTCCATTGGTGTATTCCGTATCTGTAACGAGGTAATACATCTTATTATTAAGACCTTCATTAAAGCCCTTGTCAGTTCCGCTATCGGTAAGTATCGAGCCCTTTAGGGTAACTGTATCTCCCGGTGTAGGTATCGAATCTCCTGGGGGCCACCCTGTAGTGCCAGAAAAGCGCCCTACCGTGCCTTTGGCGGGAATATATCCCGAAAAGGCTATGTCACTACCAGCGTTGCTAGTATAGTCATATGAGGGCTTATTCAGAAGACCACCATTGCATGGGTTGGTAATTGTTACCACCTCCCTATCTATTTGCAAAGACAAGTTCTGCTGAGTAAGCGTTATGTCTGTATTTATTGAGCAGGCAGTAAAGCGTATCGTTGTAGAACGCACTGCCGCTCCCCCTGAAGTGTTTGCCGTTAGAGTTATCGTTACTCCACCATCGCCAGATCCTGTTGCGGGAGCAATAGAAGCCCACGCTGGTGCGCCAACAAGAGATGCTGACCACGCCACATCGGAAGAGATGTTTAACGAAAATGTCTGTCCCGCACTCGTCTTAGTAATGGTATCGCCATCACTAAAGTTCTGTACGCTAAAGTTACATGGAAGCGTATCTGTGAGATGCCCTAACACATATTTCTCGCTATAGGGGTCTATGCCTCCAAGCTGCACGGAGCGTGGCTCTCCAATGAAAAGGTCTTTGAAATAGTCTCTCATACCTTGAGAGCTAATCTCAAAAAGCCCATTGCCGCCAAGCTTCATAACAGCACCCCTCCTTGCGTCAGTAAAATATATGTCATTGCCCCATTGAGCAAAAGACTCCGGGTTGTCGCTGATACCATATTCTCCAGCATAGCTTACCTGCGTCCCTGCCACCTCCGATGACTGCGTTACGTTAAGGCTTCCTGATGCTGTGCTTAATATGCTTTTATTCCACGGCACAAAAGACACTTTGTTCTGCTGGAATATTAGTAGGTTAGTATCTCTGGCGTATAGCTTCTGTATGCTGCCGAAGGAGATATCTAAGTTTTTAAAGTTTACCGTAGATAGGTTAAAGTCATTAAGGTTATTTACCAGTCTGCTTGTGGGGGCGCTCCATGTTATGCTATCTTTTTTGCGCTCTTGTTTGTAATCATCAATAATAGTGTTTACTCGCGGGCTATATTGAATAATGTCTTCATTGAAGTCATCTTTTATTCTGTTGCTCTCCAGCCCATTACCAAAACAGAAAGCATTGAAATTATTGTTTTGAATATTAAATGAAGCCGCATTTACATTGTTGATGCTTACTTTAGCAGCAACTCCTGCCGCCTGGTTTTGTATATTTCCAGTATGATACCCAGTCGCTGTGTCAATAGTGTAGGTGCCATATAATTCGTGGAAAACATCAGCGTCATTATCTGTGGGGTCAGTTTCAAATATTAAAGGAACAGCGCTTTGTTTTATAGTAAACTCTACCCTAATAAAATTAGGAGTATTGTTTAAGCCAATTTCTTCGGAGCTTTCAACAATAGGTGCCCTATCTGTTAATCCCTCCCCCTGTATTATCATTCTGATAGGGTTAAAAGGGTTTGTTGCTAATTTGGCTCTGTTGACAGTGTAGTTAGAGCTTGTTTGGTTTTTCCAGTTTACTGTTCTTCTAAATAAAACATTTTTACTTCCTAAATCTTTGCCTTGCGTTCCAATTTGACTGAACTCTTTATATATGCCATCTTCATAAAACCACTCTTCTATATTAACATAGTTGTTGCTGGATGTATATTCTTGGAGTGGTGTTTCTATAGGCCCTGGCGCACCTACTCGCGCACCTCGTGGGTTGTTTTCATATATTAAAAAAGATATTTGTGCTCCTGCATATATAGGTCTATCTACTGAAGATGCTGAATTGCTAATATTTCCTGCACTATCTAATCCCCAATTATGATCAGGAAATAGCGCCCATCCACCTTTTACCATGCTACCTTTAGGTCCCCACCCATTTTCTATGTCTCGAATATGCTCGCCGCCTAAAGTTTTGTTTCCTTTAGCAAGCTTTGCACGCACATTAATAACCCACCTATCGCCAATAGTGTGGCCTATCGTAGAATTAAACTTTATTTTATAAACACTTAGCCCCTCTGTAGAATTGCCAATAGTTTGCGCTCCTCCCGTTATTGCAACGGGGCCTACACTACCATCAATTTCATAGTTGGTACCATCAAGACCATACGCCTCAATAGTGTCTGCGGTGCCGTTGTTTCCTACAATACGAATATTTATTCTTTGGTCTTGAGTAAAGACGCCGAAAGGAGAAACACCCCCCGATGGATAAACAATAGATAAATCATCAAGATTTGTGTCGTCTTTTAGATATGCAATAGGGTCTTCTATATTTTGGCAATGAGCGACAATATCTGTTTTTGTTCCCGTATTAAACACTTGCAGTGCGCCGCTTTTCCAAGTATTAGACTGAGGCCCTACAGCACCATTTACCTTTGATGTTATATTTGTAAGATTAACATCTTTGAACTCATTAGAGTCCACACCTATTTTAAAGTATAAGCCCGGAGCCTCTCCATTTCCTAAGAAATCTTTTTCCTGCATCTGTATGTCAAGAACCTTATACTGAGTATTGACAAGCGATGGCCCCTTTTCATTAGACTTACATATAAGATAATCTCCTATAGCGAACTTATCCCTGTCGGCAACAGAAATCTGAAACCAACGGTAGATGCCATCTTGAACAAAAAACATAGGGAATATACAGTAGTAGTCTCCCTTCTTCTGTTTCATAAACAACCTATAGTGTGTTGCCCAATCGGGGGCAAGACTGTCAATTTCTACTTCTATGTCATTAGCTGTAATAGAATTTGCAGGTGGTATATATATGGTACCATCATATCCCGCAGAGGTAAGAGCCCCCTTTGTAGGTGTCGTCAACACGGTAGTCATCCTACCATAGTCATCGAGATATGCTATTCCTACCTCATAGTCCCTGTCACTGCGAAAAGTACGCATAGGATTAGCCGTTGTAGCGGCAGTGCTTTCAACAATACTAAGAGTATAGGTAAGGTCTATATCTTCGCCATTTCTTGTGATGTCTCTAAACTGTAAGTAATTACCATAGACAAGCCTCTCGCCAATAATTTCTTGAGCCTTAGCTTTTAAAGGGACATTATCAAAAAGTCGTGTTAGCTGATCTTCGGGAAGAACACTATATATTTTGCTGTTATCGAAAAAAGTATTTTGAGAAGAGTTGTCAGAATATCCAAAGTTTTTTTTGTTGATATTTTCTACTATATATACATTAGTGCTTCGGGATTCTCGGAATACTATCTGTATCTCCTTAACCAACGACGAACCCGTGTTATAAGAGATTTGCACTTTGTTAATGCTGTTGACCATAGCCTCATTGATATGCTCAACGTAATCAAAAGAAAAACTGCCTGGATAAAAAGCAGTAGCAGAAAAAGATGAGAGAGCACTATAGTTATCGTCTTCATATTTGTATCTATAAGCAAATTGTATAAATCGCTCCGACAAGTTGTTTTCTTGTGTATTGGTGCTATATAACACCAATGATGGCGCATTGAGTGGTGGCTTTACTATGACGTTAATATCGTCTTCATTAAACCACGAAGCCCCCGAAGCTTGTGTCTTAGTCTTAGCATTTCCGACATGGATCTTTCGTGGTGGGTTGTAGTCGTCGGTCCAATATAAGAAGCCATCATAGTAGTTGACGCCAGTTATAAGCCAATCTTTTTGTAGGTTTAAAACCTGTGATGCTGCCGCTCTGTCGTCTTCAAGGACTTTTGTTGTTACATCGTTGACTTCATCGAACTCATAGATATAGCAGTTGGCATCAGAAGCTATAAACCAAAATATCTTACCCTCCTCAGGATAAGATACCGCCCCTACACATTTTTGATTGATGCCGACAGGGAATGTGATGTTACTAATATTGGTGTTACCCTTAGTATTCTCTACAGCTCCCACATCAGATGATTCTGATATTCCTATACTGACGTTGAGTGCATCCCTGAACTGAGTAGCAGGTATCAACCTCTCATCGAGGTCTTTGTTCATTATACCTGCAATGAAGCTCCTTTTTAATTTAGTCATGCTATTTTATCCATTTATCTTGACCGCGCAAGTTCATAAGGAGCCTGCCGGCGTGTATATTACTTAACCTGATATTTGTGTTCCTCAGTTTCGCCATCTTCTCTTTAGCAGCCCTCCTAACTACATACTCTTGTATGTTTACTTTATTGTTTAATATCGCCCACTTAATATAGCTATATAGATATTCTTCTGCAAGTTTATTTATCGACACATTTTCATCAGTACCGTTCTCCATGCCATCAGACACATATTCTATTACTATATGCTGGTCCTTAACTCCAGAGCTGAAGTTTATCACTCCCGCACTTTTATCTATTCTGAAGTTGTCATTGATATTTGCTGTCTCCGTGTTAAGACCCATAATGCCACCGCCCACATCATAGCTAAAATACCACGTCCCATCAACATACCAACCCCAGCTACCGTACCAAGCGCCATCGCCCCAGAATTGTTTCTTGGGAAGACCGGCAAGCCTGTTCCTGTCGAGGTTAGAGTTTTCAGCTTCTAACACTTCTCCATTCTGATCGAATAAAAAGTCATTGTTATTATCTTGCAAATACTCGCTGGCATAATTTATCTTAGTATTTTCATGGAGAGGATATACCACGCCATCTTTTTCTACCGATATCCTTACGTAGTTAACATAGTCCGGGGGAAGTATAAATTTTAAATCATCGCCCACTATTAACTCAAGAACCTTTATATTGTTTAGGGCATCATAGTTTATCTCTTGGATGCCTCTTTTAGCATGAAATAGTACGGTATATCTCTTTACGTTATCAACGAGTTTGTCAGGACCAACATACATAAGCATGAAGTTATTGACTATATCGCTAAGGCTAACGAATTGATATGACCCCCAGTTAGCATTCTTAGGGATGTTACCGTCATTTTCATAATATTTATAGTTTGTTATATACGCCATTATACTTCTTTTTGGTCTTCAATAGCTTCTTCTTGCATTCCATATTGCGTTACCGCCTGCTCTCTAATATTCATTCCTGCCATCTGCAATATCTTATTTACCAATGTCGGCATATCTGATGACGGCATCTCAAAGTCTTGATAGTCTGCTGCCGCCTGATTAAATACTGGAGACCCCGCTACTGTGTTGTAAGTCCACTTGGGTGCGAGTGGGTACCTAACATATACTACAGTAACATTAGCGTTTATGGTGCTAGGATATACGGTTATAGTATTGCCAAGAGCTGTTGCTGTAGCTCCATTCTGATGGTAAGCGGGATATGCTGTTGTTGGCGCCGTAAGGTTAGAGCTTGTCAAATACAATACTTTGCTTTGTGATACTTTCTCTATTTCTACGCCATTGTATTTTGCTGATATTATAGTGTACCAATCTGTGGGAAGAGTGAATACTCCCCCTGCATAGCCTAAAGCACCTGACTCCAAAGAGAAAGTGTCAATAACTTCTTCCGTCTGCTTGGGGATATCACTATATCCACTGTTATATCTTCTGTTGTTCATTAACACTACAGACTGGCTGTAGTCGTAAAAATACTCTTCAAATAGTTCCAGTTGGGCTTGTCGTGCAAATAGGTTAAATTCTTCGGGAGTGACGTAGCCGTTATTATCTTTATTCAAAACCGCCA